AAGTTGACACTGAAAACGAATCGGTCTAATATCATTTCATAGTAACAAAGGATGGTTTGACATGAACGTAGATATTCAGATTGAAGTCGAGTCGGGTAATTTGTGGGTAGTCGCTGATTCTCCAGAAGATCAAATTGAGATTAAAGAATCTCTTGACAAGAATGGATTTTGGTCTACTATGGCAGAGATATTTGAGCCATATTCATGCAATGGTTCATTTACGCCTTTTGATGCTGGTGATGCTAATCCTTTTGTGGGATTGACTAATGCGCCTTGCATCGCTGAGTCTATGGATTACCTTGATAATGGTGACAGTAAAATTGAGGGCCGATTCTGGTATTATCCAGACTATATGATTCGTTGCCCATTGGAAGAATTGGCAGAGACTGGATCAGTTAGATTTTATTTGGCTTGACACTGAAAGCGAATCAGTCTAAAAACGAAACATAACTGGTAAGGAATTAATTATGGCTTATATTCAAACCCCCGATAATGTCTATGGTAATGCTAAGGTCTATGGTGGTGCTATGGTCTATGGTAATGCTAAGGTCTATGGTAATGCTAGTGTCTATGGTGATGCTATGGTCTATGGTAATGCTAAGGTCTCTGGTGATGCTAGTGTCTATGGTAATGCTAGTGTCTATGGTGATGCTGATATTCAATCGAATGACGATTGGTTTAGTTTCATCTATCAGAAAAAGACTCTAACTGGTTATCGTTCTAGGAACAAACTTGGTTATGACTTGAATGTTAATGGTCTTGGTGTTGCTATTGATGATCTGGAATCCGATGCAATTCCTTTTGTAAAGAGTCTTATTAACAAATTTACCCCATTGACTAATCCGGAAAAGGAATATATTGAAAAGATTATTAGTGATCTGGAAAAACAACTAGATGATGCTAAGAATAAACTGAAGAGTCTATAGAGGATAAAGCCAATGGATAACTATATTGTATTGTATAAGAATATAGACAATCTACCCCTAGACATTCCTCTAGGATATAGTTTCATGGCAGAGGATAGTGACCATGCAGTAGAACAATTTGTAAACGCTGAACCTAACGCGATTGTTATTTGGACATATAAAGGCAATGACTATATGGAAGCATTAGACGATTGGATGATTTGTTCTATAGAGGATAGCGATTGATAGATCAATCCAGCGAATAGTCTAAGATTTTTCCTACAGATATGCTAGACTGATAGGATTTTTCTTAGACTGATCTAAGATTTTTCCTAGACGGCTCCATGCCACACACTAAATTGCCTAAAAAATAGGCACAAAATGAAATGTAGAAAAAAGCTAAAAAAAACAGGGTTGTTGTCTATTGATCGAATCTTGTTGACATAGAAAACGAATCGGGATATAAAGGCTGTATCGAAAGCAAATAGGGATAAAACGATGCTGATTCATTCGGAAAATGTTGGTGGATTTGAGATTAAATTTTATGCCTTGCCAGAGGATATGAATCCTAGAGATTGCTTTGATTCTGGTGAAGAATATCGTGAACAAGATGAAGATTGGTTTGACAAGATCGAATCAGGCTATTATGATTGGTTTATAGCTAGGGTAACAGCCAGCAAAAATGGAGTCGAATTGGCTTCAGATTATCTTGGCGGCTGCTGGTATGAATCTGCAATGGAATTTGTGACAGCAAACGATTATTATTCAGATATGATTCAGACAGTTATTCAAGAGGCAAAAGAAACAATCAAAAAACTTACAGAGCCTATTGACTCCTAATCCGAATCGGTCTAGGATAAATCCATAATCAACTGGAGGTAAGACGATGCAAACCTATTCCATTTATTCCGCCGATGAAATTGCGCCTAATCGTGACAAGACTCGCGGATATTATGCAAAGCAAAAGGCTATTGCAAAGCGGAATCAGAGGCAGAATAAGCAACGAGTCTATGATAGTTTTCTAACTGAAAACTAATTTGCTCCCTAACTAAGGCAGATTACGAGGCTATGCCAACGAGTCTGCCTATTTTTTTATGATATTATGCAATTATCTGTGGATAACTTTGATTTTGATCTTGACATAGTTTGAATCTATGATATACTCATAATATGGGGTTGAACTATATCTAAACTAAACTAAAACGAATCAGTTAATGCGAAGCAAATTGCGAAGCAATTCCACCTAGATATAGATTAGATTGTTCTTGACTCCTAATCCGAATCGGTCTAGTCTCTCTATATCGAAACAAACTGGTGCTAACGCTAGGCGGTTTAATATGTGGGAAACAAAACTATTCAAGACTCTTGACTCCATGAATAAATGGATTGACAAGAATCAGAATCGATTCCAGATTGTTCCTATATTTGTTGATAATGCCTATGGGATTGAATACAAAAAATTGCATAGGGTCTATTGACAAAGGAATCTGACTAGGATATGGTGTTGATCGAATAAACTAGGGCAGGGGATTAGACTGCAAAACCTTGAGTCTGCCCTAGTTTATTCTCTTGACTCCTAATCCGAATCGGTCTAGTCTCTCTATATCGAAACGCTGATGCAAACCTAAAGGAATTGAAAATGTTTTTTGTTATTGACAATCAATTCAATAGGGAACATAATAGCAATCTTATTGGGCAATTCTTTACGAATCCGCCTAGTTATTGTTGCGTGATTTTTATTGAAAAAAGCATTTGACACGAATCGAATCATCTGCTAGTTTCTAACCTAAAGGAATTTATCATGGAATATAACGGTTGGACGAATCGCAATACTTGGCTGGTTAATATCTGGTTTGGAGATTCTTTTGCCGATATGGCTTCGGAGGGTGAAAAGATTGATTCGCACTATATCGAATCCTATGTGATGGATTATATCGAGGAACAAATTGGTGGCGGCTTTACTGGATTCGTCGCTGATTTGATTGATTTTTCCGGCATTAATTGGGAAGAATTGTCCTCCTATTATGAACCCTAATGCAGAGGAATAAATCTAGTTTGTTTTTTCTTTAAGAATTGCCACTAAGTAATTGATTCCATTGGCTTTTTTGGCTATTTTCTAAAAAACAGCATCGATTCTCAGGCTCTTGGTGGTATAGGACTACGACTCTTGTAAATGAATGTGGCATAAATCTTCAAAAAGGCCCGGAATTGCTGGCTTTTAGCTAAAAAGAAACTAAAATTTAATGGCTGAAAAATGCCCGGAAATGCTGGGTTTTGTAAATTGTTTTCCGTTTGGATATATCAAGATCAAAGATTTAAGAATCTCTTGAGAATCTCTTGACGTTGATTGCGAATCAGTATAAAAGCAATTCACTGGAAACGACAAAGGATTGAAACAGTGCATAAAACCATTGAAGCCAAGAAATTTATTTTTCATTCTGATCCCGGTCATGGCTGGCTGGCTGTAAAGATTAGTGATCTTACTGCTGTGGGGATTGACATTAGGGATATTAGTGAATATAGCTATATGAAGGGCAAGACAGTCTATTTGGAAGAAGATTGTGATGCCAGTCTTTTCATTGAAAAATATATCAATCGCTATGAAAAGAAGCCGGAATATCGTGAGTCGTATCGTGATCGCAGCCCGATTCGTTCATATGGTATGATAAAGATTGCAGCATAGGGGATTGACTAGGGAAACGAATCGGGTTATCTAATGGTTATTGGAAGCAATAGAGGAATCAGCCATGAATTTTGTTGTGGTAGAAAATACTGACAAATATCTTGTCAAGTCATTTGGCAATGGATTCGCCTATGAATTCAAGAATAAGCAAACGAATCAATCTGGATTCGTTCAAGGTGAAGATGCCTTGCAATGGGCCGAAGATTACCATAGTATGGATTCGGCCCATGCTAATCCCGATTCGGTTTGGTATGATAAATCTTGGAATTATTGCCTATCTGAATTGATAGAGGATTATTTGGGGGATTGACTAGGGAAACGAATCGGGTTATCTAATGGTTATCGAAAACAACTAGGAGATTCGTTATGTTAGCATATATCGATTCTTTCGCTGGACTCATCGGTTGCAAAGTAATTTCAATCGAGGAGTCGCCTAATCGAGTCCGATATGTTAAGGTGAAAATTACGAGTCGGAGGCATGAATCAATCGGCTATAAATGTGGTTCGATTCATGAATTTACGAGTCGGATTATTGTGCCACGCGATAAGATTCTGCGAAGAAAATATAAAACCATGATTTTGCCTTATGATTTGGCAAATTATATGCCTATTCAATTATCGCTTGACACGAATCGCTGATTCGATTATTGATTGATTATCAAAATGCTGCTAAGGAATCAGCCATGAATAGCTATCAAATTGAATATACTGACACTTTTGGTGGTCAAGCCAATTATTGTTGGGTAAAGCGAGCCAAGATTCATATGCCAGAATTGACTCACTATGGGTATGATGGTGGCACGAATTATGGCAAGGCGAATCGAATCTTTGAGCGGGAACTAATGCGAAAAGCAAAGGCCGCAATGGGATTGACAGGAGTCAGAGGCAAGAAGGAATCTTATGGGGATTCGATTGCCTTTAGGCCGTATCGCTGTAATACGATTCTCTTTATCAATTATGATTATGAATCTTGACCGAATCAAATCGATTCGCTATTGATAGCAAATAGGGGAGGCAATCCAGCCCCCCCTTAACATACTGGAATTGATTATGACTCGCAAAGATTATATCTTTATTGCGGATATTGTTTGCTCGATTCCTCAAAAGGCAATCCGCTTTGATGTGGCAAGGAAATTTGCCAGCAAGCTTAGGGCAGACAATAGCCGATTCGATGAAGATCGATTCATGAAAGCTTGCGATTGCCTTGATTGGCTGGAATTGGCCTGAAATTAGGGCTTGCGAATCGGCTTTGGTTATGCGATAAGAATAGGGCAGGGCAGACAATCTGGTTTGTTTCCTGCCTGATATACCTAAGGGAATCTATTATGACTCGTTCTCTTTGCCTCATTGCCCGTGATATTTACCGCACTTGGACTTGGCAAAAAGTAAACCCTGCTGCCAAGCCGTATCTAGATGCAATGGAGACTCTTATTTCTGTTAACGACTCTTATGGTTTCACCCCGGGCAAGACAGTTGTTTTGTATTTTCTAGCTAATGCCAGAACGTGGCGGGGTTGCCATGCAAGGGGGATTAAGAAGGAATTGAGAGCCTTAATTAAGGCGGAATTGAAAGCCCTCTAGAATCCCCTCCCATACCTGCTAGAGCGCATTGAATCCCTAGCAGGTATGGGACAGCCAAAAATGGACTAGGTGAGAATCTGCAATAATCTGTGGAAAACTGGTGAAAACTATTTTTGACTATTGCGAATCAGTAAAATGTGTGATATACTGTCTTTTAAGGTTCCATATAGGGGACGTTAAGGTTCCATATGGATCCCTTTGATCTATTCATGGATCTATGTTAATAAAGCCAATCCCTGAGAATGTGTAGATCCATTCATTAAGGTTAATACCTGATGTCTATTAGATGATCCATTAAAAGAAATATGAATCCATGGTAATTTGCTTCCAGTGGACTTATACTCTAGCAATAGTTGATCAAAGCATACATTGGCTTTAATCCATTGTGCTATATTATAAATTCTCTGAACATTTCCCTGAGCACTTTTAAATTGCATATCTGCTGCCTGTCCTAAGTGGTGCTGAGATTTACTCGATCCACCGGGTACATTAAGTCCATTTGGTCTAAATCCACAAGTAACTACCAAATCTGGATATTGAGTAATAATAGGTTCCAGACAATTCTGTGCTAACAATTGAAGATTGCCTACTATCTGAGTAACGGATAATCCACATTGTGCCATGACAGGATGTTCTGAAGATGGACATGCACTTGATAATCTTGAAAGCATAAAATGATTTGACAGTTTCATATTTTCTGGAGCACTACTTCCAAGATTTCCTATAGTTGGATTTGTGAAGGATGCTTTGGTATTACCCGGAGCACCACTATCTGTTCCACCTACTGTTGGTGTAGCATTTAATTCGTCTTTGCTTATCATACCATTCTCTAATCCATGCTTAATAGCAGCGGCAGCAGCCTGTGGATCATCATCAGCATCCTCCAATAGTTTATCTGGATTGGTGCTATATGCAATTCCTGATCCTTTAGCTTCCGCCGCTGGATTAGCATCATATTTTGTTGCTGCAGTTGGCGTCTGTGATCCTGTTCCAGTTATTGGAGTCACATTTCCTCCCTGTGGATCTACTCCAGTTAGATTTGTCTGATTATTGAAATTAGCTGTCGATCCCATCTCAATAGATGATCCGCCAATTGCTGTATATCCGGTTGGTAACAGATTTAGATTACCACCCGCAGCTTCATTAAAATCTCCTGCCGAAGACATATTGATGTCACCAGATGCAACCACAGAAAAATCATCCGAATTGACCACAAACGTAGATCCTGTCTTGTTAGATGTAACCGCAGATGATTCCTGATTAATATTAGTGGCCTTATTGTTAAAGTCGCCCTTGGCCATCATATCAATATTACCAGCAGAATTCATAGAGAAATCACCAGCCTCTGCATCCATACAAATAGATCTGGCCTTTACTCTAAAATCTCCCTTGGATATCATATTAATACCAGCATCAGCATCTATTACTAAATGTCCACCAACCTTTAATGTGGCATCTCCAAGTATTCTTACCGAACACTTACCCTGAATGGTAACAATATTATCATGAGCTACAATAGTATAGTTATCGCCTACTACCTTATGAACAAGAGATCCGTCCTGATGCATCTCCTGATATGTACCACTCTTATGCTGAGTAAGTAATCTTTCGCTTCCCGGAGTATCATCAACCTCTATTAGATGGCCACCCTCTGTATTGTGTGCCTTATTATATGGATATTCAGATTTTCTTTCCTTCTGTGGCTCACCAGCAATTGGATTAGAAACTCTGGTCTCTGGATTGGCCACAGTCGGTTGATTCGGATTTACTGGATTTTTAGCCAATGGAATAGGCGTAATAAAAGCATTAGCACCTCCAGTATCTAAACTTAATACAGTATTAATCTTTGGAAATGTTGTGCAAGATACAATGCTGGTATTTGGCATCTCCATTCCAAGAATTAAATCTGAATATGTCGGGGGAGAAGTATTAGAAGAACCAGAAGATCCTCCTAATAGATCACTGACTGCACTCCCAAGAATACCAGATACTTCACTGGCCGCTCCAGATAAAAAGCTGGAAATTGCTGCTAATGGATCACTACTACTTCCAAATGCCACATCAACCACCTGATTGGTTGCATTTAATTGGTTGAAGTAATTCTGAAAAACTAAAGTGTCAGAGATAAAATTAATGGTGACATCAGCAATCACTTCGGCCAGAGATATTAAATCGTCCGAACTAATATCACCATTAGCAATTAATAATGCAGTGTTTGGTGAGGATATGAAATCTGAAAGACCAGTTAGTAAATTTAGCTTGGCCGCAGGAAAATCTACATTCGTTCCAGATACATCTGTTTCATATACAATAAATCCAGATGTCGGATGAGAAACTATTGCACTAAATCCACCGCTATCTGCACCATATATTAAAGTAATCGATCTAAAGGTCTTTACCACATTTTTTGGAGATTGAATAGTTGAACTAGTCAAAGGAACAATGTTGCTGTTTCCAACTAAAGGCTCTGTAGATGTGGAATATGGAAGAGTATTTGCGGGCGGTGTAGCAATACCTACACCTGTAGTTGTTGGATCATTTCCATTATAGGTCGAAGTTGCAATGGTTCCACTATATGCTTTACTAAAAATATCCTGATCATCAGACATAATATATCCTTTATTTCGGTGGTGCTTTTGTGCCAGTTTGTGGTTTCTGTTGTGCTACAATTGGACCACCAGTACCATTGCTACCGCTCTGGAGACCGTTTAATATCTGTTTTGCATAAGATACTCTAGCATCCAAATGATCTCTACCACCACTCTTGGCGGGTCTCTCTGCTACTGCCATCCAATATGCAGTAGCGCCCTCAACTGTAGCACAATCATATGTCCCGTTCCAGCAATATGGATTGCCATGATATTTCTGATTAACAGTAATCTTATTTCCAGAAGTTAGATTTTTCATATAAGATTGCATCTGTCTATCTTGTGCTAACCATTGAGCAAGAAATCCAGATTGCGCTTGATATGATGATGGATCTAGTTTATATTGATCACAATAATTTAGAAACAAAGTATAATTACCTTTGTTTGGTGCGGTGTCTGTCCATTGTGCCCAACCATACCCCTTACGAGAAGTTCCTCTTGGCCAAGGGGTAGTATCATTTGAACTTCCCTCTCTAATGGCTCTAAGGCCGGATTCATGAGCTAAATTGCCTGTAATAGCAGCAGCCATATGTGGTTTCATTGAAGAACCAAATCTTGATAGAAGTATCTTAGATGCGGCAGTTCCTTTCTGCACAACAGATCCAGATACTGGAATATTTGCAGGAGGAGGTACACTTGTCATATCTGGCTGACCAGTAGCCCCATCACCACCAGCACCAAAGTGGCCAGTTCCTCCAGACATGGTTCCAAAGAACATGGGAATCTGTCTATCAATCCCATCAGCAAAAAATCCAACCACAATAGATCCGGGAAGAACTCCAACCGGAGCATGTCCAACTCCGCTGGTCATAGCAGAGTTGATTGGCATAATAGGAAAGGCCCATGGGAGATCTTGTGTGGCAACCAAATTGGTATCATCTGGATGTAATCCAAATATTCTTACCTGAACTCTTCCTAGCTGAAGAGGATCATCTCTGCTCTCTACTTTACCAAAAAAGAAGAAAGATTTATCTAGTCCAAAGAAATGTGGATTTGACTCAGTCATTATCATATTATATTCCTATGATCTTCTTTAAGAACGATGCTATACCAGATGTATTCTGACCAGATGATGGATTGCCATCATCAGTTAAGCTTCTATTCGGTGTACTTAGATCAGATTTATATTGCTGAATTAGAGAATTATTATTTACTGGCTTCTCTGGTGTGTTTTTAGCCACATCTGTTGCTTGATTTTGTGCGCCAAATGCATTTTTATATACATCCATCTTAGCAGTATATGTTGTCTGTGTCAGTTGATGATTAATTGTACAAACCAAATAATATCCAGTTAATATTTCATCATTAGGAGAAACCTTCTGCGTATTGCCTTCACCAGCAGGAACATTTAATGATATTACATCACCAGCATTAATCATTGGATTGCCATATACACTGAGAGTATACATATTTTGAGCCAATCTAGTGAAGTATGATGCTCTAGATGGGTAAATTAAATCTAAATAATTGTCTTGTGATGTCTGAGAAAGATCCTTTGGAATAAGGAACATTCTATTATAACGTTGGTCTTTGTCATCTGTATCTGTAAGAATTTTAATAAAGTCTGGGGTGTTCTCATTAAAGGAGTGTCCAGAGAGATTTCCTAAAGTGACAGAATTTGCAGCGTTATTAGCAAATCTCCATCTGGTTGGAATCGTTTTCTGATTAATAAAGTCATATACAATTACATCAGATTCAAACATTCCTCGTTTGAGTTTCTCTACAGTATCAAAATAACTCTTATGGCTCATTGCCATTACAGTCTGAACTTCTCTCAAAGCAGTATTTTTAGATGGATCTACTGCATGAGGACTTTCAAAGTAATATTGAAAATCTGAACCAACAGAAAATCCTGCATCAGATGAAGTCTTTCCCCCACCAAGTTTATTTAATCCAGCAGTAATTAAAAATTCAATATCACAGAAGTTAAATCCTTTGAAGTTTTCAAAGAACAAATATGTGGCAGAATTAAATGTCTGATCTGCAATGGACCTTCTGGCTAAAAATTGTGCCGCTTGTAGTGGAGAAAGTCTAGGAATTACTACTTTTTGTAGACCTTTAGTTGTCTGTAGTTTATTTAGATTTTTAACCCTCTTGCCCTTAAATGGAGTTCCGGGTTTGTTGATGAACAAATAATCATTTAGTAATGACGTAACATTATCGCTATGCGCCTGACTATATGCCTTCATAACAACCGTAGACGCATCAATTAGATGCTCTTCGCTGGCAAAACTCAAAGTATATTCTTTGACTGTATTATTTGGTTTGCTATCAATATTTGATATAGCATATACAGCAAATCTAAGACTAATTGGATCTCCCCTAAGATCAACTTGATAATCAATTTCAATAAATTCTTGACCACATACCAAAAACCCGTTTTCGCCGGGACTATTAGGCATTCCACCAATCATATTGACTGCATCTTTTATTTCCACAGAACCATAAAGAGTATTTTTAAAAATATCTTCAGTTATGCTAATAGCAATAACCATACTCGAAATATCTATTTTTTTGCTTCCATCGAAATTAGTCAAAACCACACTCATTTTTTTGAGTAGACCAACTTGTGTTTGTGATTCAGCCATTCATTAAACTCTTTAGTTGAGATAATATATCATGTTTTAGGGTGCTGTCTATAAGAACTATGTTTTTCTTTGCGTCATTTAATTCTGTTTCATAATCATATGCATATACAGGGAAATAATCAATTTCATCATCAATTGCAGCATATGATTCTGGTGTAATACGAATATCAGTATTACTCAACACCAAACTATATCCGGGACCTTGGACCTTTGATACATCTGTATTATCATATGAGACATATGAAGTTGTTGGATTTTTTCTATAAAAAACAATTTCAGATTGTGCCTGTTCAACCGAACCATACTTTAATGTTATAAAATTATCAAACTGATTTAAAGTTTTTGGCCATTGAGTATATGGATCAATAATATTATTTGAAAAATATACCAACCAATCAAATGCGGAATCACCATAATACCAATATGCGATTGCATCTGCTCTTTCACCGTCTTTGACTGTATATGGATAGAATATACTAGAATTTTGTTGCAGTTTTTGATAAAATGCAACCCTAAGAGTAATATTAGGAATATTCAATCCAAAATAATTGGTACTTGGAAAGTTAGAGAAATAACTTATAGCCATCAGAAGTTTGCTCCTGTAGATATATCTTCACTGGTAACAATGCCTCTTTCTCTAAACTTTATTTTAAGTTCAATCTCTACTGGATTATTAGTTCCTTGAAAAAACGCAGCATGGCTTCCACCCTGATAATTAACTTGGATATCTGTGATAAACATACCCTGTTTGTTGAATGTAAGGACAGAATCGTTTGTTGGTCCTTTTAGAAAGCAAAATGCAACCTTAGGATATGTTAAAGCATAATTACCACTAACTTCTCTAGATGGTAATGCCCCGGACTTTAGTTTTCTTATAATCGACATTAATTGATTAGATTCTCCAGCATTTTCTGGAATAAACTTCCATGAAAATTCATGCTCTCTTAAAGGAACTCCTTGAAACAATAAGGCAAGGTTTGGATTATCTACTCTACCACTAGCAAGACTGGCAGCAGCCCTTGATTGTTGTGGATTAGCCCCCGCCTTATCGCCAAGCGAAGCAGCACCTGCGCTAAACATATCTCTTAGATCTTTTATTAGGGTGCCAGAAATTGCGGTGCCAACCATACCAGCCAAACCACCTGTAGCATAACTAGACACCACAGCACCCACTGCACCGAGTTCAGTATCTTTATATTTGATAGAAAAATTATCTTCCAGTCCTTTAATGGGCATAGGAAAGTGAAAATAATCTCCTCCACCATACATGTTGGCAGTCATGGATACTGCTGGAATATAATCCATTAAAGCAATAGAAAAGAAGTTAGGAGAATTGCCAATGTCCTTTGGAAAGGAAGTGGATTTTCCTGTTCCCCCTACTCTAAGATTGCGGATTATTTCTGGTTGACCTGTAGGCATTTCCCACCCTATTTCTATAAATAGTTATTCTTCTATTTATAACGGATTTATTATGAGCAAGTATCATCAAGGAATATTCACTCCAAAAAACCCAGAGAAATACATAGGGAATGTTAATAAAATTTTTTATAGATCTAGCTGGGAAAGATCCGTGTTTTATAGAATGGACCAAGATCCCGGAATAATTAAGTGGGCCTCAGAGGAATTCGGTGTGCCATATCTAAGTCCAGTAGATTATCGTACACATATTTACTATCCTGATCTGTATTTAGAAAATATACACGGAGAAAAATTTGTACTTGAAATAAAACCGGATATACAAACCAGACCGCCAGCTAAAAGATCTAGGAATACCAAAAGATATATCACTGAAGTAAAAACTTTTGCGATAAATACATCTAAGTGGAATGCTGCTGAAAAATTCTGTAAAGAAAGAGGGTGGCAGTTTAAAGTTGTTACCGAGAAAGAGCTTGGAATTAAATGGTAGATACGAGAAAACTATACGACCTTACTGCTCAGGAAAAGGAACATCTTCGTAAACTTGGGTTTATTGAGCAAGGTATCGGCTATGCCAAGCCTAATGGAAGTCCTGCTAAAAAAGAAGACATCTTTAAAGCATTAAAGACTCCAATTACTGCCGGTTCTACAACTACTCAGAATTATATATTCTCAAAGATACTAACTCGTGCTGCTGAACAGAGAATTATTCCTAACAAAACTGCAGAAGCCAGAAAATGGTTTCGAGATAAGGCACAGAACTATCGTGGCAATAGAATACAAAGGGATAACTTATTCCAAAATTCCATAACCACGAATAATGCAAGTCCAGCCAATCCCGGAAGAATGTTTATGTTTTCTTATGATGCAAAAACAAAAGAAAAACTACCATATTGGGACGCATTTCCACTTATCTTTATGGTAGGCCCTGCAGCAGGAGGGTTTTATGGTATCAATCTCCACTATTTACCTCCTGTATTAAGAGCAAAGTTGATGGATGCATTATACACCATCACAAATAACCAAAGATATGACGATACAACTAAAATTAAACTATCATATCAAGTATTAAAGAGCACCTCTAATTTGGGTTTATTTAAACCATGCTTTAAACACTATCTTTCAAGCCATGTTAAAAGCAAGTTTATCTTGGTTCCAGCATCTGAATGGGACATAGCACTAATGCTTCCACTGCAAAAATGGGTTGGTGCGACATCGGAAAAGGTTTGGGAAGATTCAAAAAAGATGGTTGGGGGATAATTCATGCCTTTTAATATACACGAGTTCCTATCTGCTATTCCTAATGAGTTGGCTCGTGAAGCACATTTCCAAATGTCTTTCACACTACCGAGCACAATTAAAGATGATGTTAAACAATTATCAATCTTATGCACTGCAGCATCTTTACCAACTAGGCAAGCAGAAGTTGCATCTGTAAGAAGATATGGTCAAGGTATCACTAATCCATATGTTATGGGAATGAATTTTAGTCCTCTAGATGTTACTTTTTATTGTGATGCCAAAGGCACAACAATTTCTGCAATTCAAAGTTGGATGGATAGTATGCTTAATCTAAAAGATTCCGGAAATCTTATGATGGTGCAATATAAAGATTCATATAAATCAGATATTTCTTTATCACACTTTGATTCGCTCGGCAATACTATAAGTCAATATACCTTTATAGATGCATTTCCAGTATCATTTGGTCCTGTAAACTTTAGCTGGGCGTCTCATGATAGCTTGGTTCTCATTCCGGCATCATTTATATACACCAACTACACATCCACAACAGGATCTGGACAGACTATATCCAATCTTTCTACTTCAAATCAACCAGCAAAGGTAACAAACATACCAGTTACCGGAAATGTCCCAAAATAATGAGAGGAATATAAAATGAAGTTGCCTACGATTGATCATCCTACTTTTGAGATTAAATTGATATCTATTAATTCTCCAGTAAAATATAGACCTTTTACTGTACGAGAAGAAAAGATAATGTTGATTGCCGAAGAAAGTAAAGATTCAAAAGATATCATGAATGCAATAAAGCAAGTTATTAACAACTGTTGTATTTCTGATATTGATGTGGATAAACTGCCATTATTCGATATCGAGCATATGATAATTCAACTTAGATCAAAATCTGTATCTAATATTTCAACACTTCGATATCGTGATAAAGAAGATGGCCAAGTAAGATCCTTTGATATTGATTTGGATACCATTAAGCCAGTAATATCAAATAATCATAGCACTACAGTTAAAATTGATGAAAAGACAGTTCTGACTTTTAAATATCCAACTATGGAAATGCTCGGTAAAATTAAATCCACTGAAGATGATGAAATTGAACTTGTTGCGGCATGTTTAGATTCGATTGTCTCTGGAGAAGATTTTTACGATACTTCCCTTTATACTATTGAAGAAAAAGTAGAATGGCTTGGAAACCTTGGTGGCAAATCATTCAATAAAATTAAAGAAACTTTTATTGATACTATGCCAAAAATACAACATGAACTAGAATATATCAACAATACTGGAAAAGAAGTGAAGATCGTTCTGGAGGGCTATCGCGATTTTTTTTAATGGTGCTGAGTCATAATACTTTATTGAACTATTATTATTTAATGTTTAATTTGGCCCAGCATCATAATTATTCTATAACAGAGATTGAATCTCTAATGCCCTTCGAACGTGATATTTATGTTGGTTTGTTACAAAAACATATTGCAGATAAAATTGCTAAGATGGAGAGCAGGTAGTGGCTGGAAGAAAAATATATATTGTATCATTTCCGGGACAAAAACCAGAACGTTATGTTAAAGACATAAATGGTGACTGGTGGACTTTATCTGAAAAAAATACACCGAAACCGGCTGATAAAAAATTATATAACTTTATAAATGCGGTAGCTAAAGCGCAAGATGCAGAAGATGCCAAAGAGGCTGAAGAATCATCTGAAAAAGTAAGTCCGCTATCATCTGCTATGCTTGATGTCGGTGATCAAGAATCCTTGCAACCTGAAGATAAATTAGAAACACCGACCAAACCAGAGTTAACTAAACAACCATTAATAGATCCTGTAAAATTATTAGAACCTCCTCCATGGCCAAGAGGCGGTAATTGGCCAAATCCTAAAGAAGAATCTGTAGAACAGAAACCAAGACCTCCGTTACCAAAGGCACCAGAGCCAAATCCTAATCCAACCTTTAATAAGATTGATGATTGGAATTTGCCATTCACAGATGAATATAATAAAAAGGCCAAAGAAACTAAATGCTGCTGCCAAATATACTAGAGAAGAAATTATTCCCGGTAGCAACACTAATAAGTTTATTCTAAACCCTCTTAAGAAGCTAAAAGAAAGGTTTGGTCCTAAAGATCCATGGAGAGAATCTCTAGATAAGTTATCTGATTTAGATGAAAAAGAAATCGATATTCTAAAATCTAGAGGGGTTGCAAAGGCGTCTGAAAAGGATTTCTCTTATCGTAAAGAGGGGAAGCCACTTTCTAAAGAACAAATACTTAAAGAACTACAGACTCATTATGGTGCGGTGACATGGAGAGATTCTCTAGATAAAATGTCAGATCTTGATGAAAATGAAATAAAGGCTCTAAAAGAACGTGGAATTGCTCCTTCGTCTGAAAAGGATTTCTCTTATCGTAAAGAGGGGAAGCCACTTTCTAAAGAACAAATTGTTTCTGAGTTACAAGAACATTATACAAATAGAGAAGAAGAATTATCTGGAAACAAAGATGTTACTAAAGAAACTTCTGATGGATTTGGTAAAAGATTGAGTGAAACTCGTGGATCTTCTTTTGGAAATTATGGAGGCCGAAAGCCAACTTTTGCAGAAAGATTGCAAGAAGAAAGGGCTAGACCTTTTGGATATGATAAGTTTGACTATGGCAGGGGAGGAAAGTCTGATAAAGGTGGTAGTACTACTGGAACAGATAGAGTTGGTTCGGATGAAGATCATCTAAAATCAATAGACAAAACTGCAAAAGCCATTCTATTTGTTCTTACCAAGAAGGACAAACAAAAAGGCATAGACAAAGAAAATAAAGAAACTGAAGATCAACTAAATGAGGATTTAGAGAAAGAAGGCGATGAACCAACTTCTAACACACAAAGAGTTTATGAGACTTTTAAAAAAGGCAAAAAATCTTTTAATAAGATGAAAGAGAGATTCAGTAAAAATAAACCTGATGTTGAAGATGTAGAGAAAGAGGGAATAGATGGGGTCAAGCCTTTAGAAGAAGGTGCAGGGAAGGTATTGCCAGAAGCCGCAAAGGGCGCAGCGGTTGCAGAAGGTGATGGAGTTGCAGAAGGTGTTATTGGTGCAGGAGTAGGAGAAGCAGAAGGTGTTATTGGTGCAGGAGTAGGAGAATTTGCTCTGGATGCTGCTGCTATTGGTGCAGTTGGATATGGTGCATATAAAGCAGCAAACTATCTAACCACGCCAGTGCCATCATATAAAGAGGCATATAAACAAAAATATGGACACGAACCAAATGCCACACCAGAAAAGAAACCACCATTAAATGAACAAACAAAATCCGTTGATGAACTTCAGAATAAAAAAGATGATGTTCAGGAAGAAAAGTCCAAAAAGAATAATCAAGGATCTCCGACGATTATAAATAACAATAATACTACACATCAGGGTTCGTCTGGTGGTGGAGGTAGTTTTGGGGATATGGCTACTGCTGGACCTAGAAATAGCCTAGATTTGCAATATTATGCCGCCTGAGGAATTATCATGATAAACGTCCAAATAGCAATTCAATATATTGGTAAAGTAATGCAAGATGATGATGGAACTCCTTCATCTAAAAGATGGGTTGCTCTACTGTCATTTTTGATGATTACTATTACTTGGGGAGTAAATCTATTTGGAAATTATGTTCCGACAGAATTTATTTTTGATGCGTTAGTTTATATTACTTTAGGATGTCTGGGAATAACTGGTATTGAGAAGTTTTCCAGTCATTTGAAATCCCCACAGGCAGATTCTACTGACGATAAATAAAAGTATGGGAGAGTCTAGATAAGGCTGCGAAGATAGTCAGTCTAGATAAGACTTGAGGGGGAGTTTTTGCTCCCCCTCTTTTTTATTAGTCTGTAAGAAACTGTGGCCCTTGACCACTAATCCATTGATGCTTTGCAAATTCTGCTAAAGACTCATCATGATATTCCTTAGTATATACTACCCGATTATCTTCAAGCAATGTTACAATATAAGCACCTTGCTTAACATCATATCGCCAATTAGCATTTCTCATATTAGACTCCTACTGCTGTTCGATAAAGGTCAAGCATCGAATCTTCATGATCACGAGTATCCTTGTCCTTCTTTCTAAGGCGAATGAT